GTTCTGAGATTTTAAATCCCCGCTGTTCCGCAAACCGTACGCTTTCACGGGAAAATTCCAGAACATATACCTCTCCGGTGTCCGGATCGGTGATCTTCATGGGCAGTACCTTGTTTTCGTTTTTAGCCATTTCAAATAACCTCCAATTAATTAGCCGCCACCGGCGGTAGGCTTGGCGCTCCAGCCCTTGATCTCGCTGGGAGTGATGTAAGGCTCGATTTCCAGCACAGCGTCCACCTCAATTGCGGAAAGGCCAAGGGGAGAGGGGTTTCCTGCGAAATAGAACGCTTTGGTAAGCCCAGGGATCACAATAGCGAACCAGGTGGCCTTATCGGTTTCTTTCGCGGTTTCCGCAGCTTCAATCAACGCTTCCCAAGCGGTCTGGAATTCCTCCGTGTTGTTGGCGGTAAAGGCCAGCGCGCCGCCGGGGTCCTTTAGGCCGGGGATATAGGTTTTCCACTCCAAAGCCTCCAGAGTGGTGGTTTCCAGGCTGGAAGGCTCCGGGTTTAGGTCTGGAATCGCTTTGATGCCGGGAACGACTGTAAAACCAGTAGTCGGCATGGTGCCGGAAGTGCTTTCAACCGCATATTGCAGGGTTACGCCCGCGGTAGATAAATCAATCGCCAGTAAATTACCTCCTGTAAATCCTATAATATTCACTGATTACGCCGCGATATCTGGCGGCGACGCGGTAAATTCTGATATCCGCGTTTTTCATTTGATTGCAGAAAATTCTGATAAATCCAAGATTTTGCATTTCTGTATCGACCAGCTCCATGATCGCCTTACATTCCCGCTTGGCGCCGCTGATCTTATTGGAATAGATATTAACGCTATACAGCAGGGTCGCGTTGTGCTCTCTGTGAGAAGCGTCCAGAGAGCCTTCATAAGTGGAGTTATCCTCTTCAATAAGCACCAGGCACGGGAAATTTGCCGGCGTATCCACAAGCTCACTGTAGCAGGAGCCGCCGGGATAGCTTTGGGAGAAACGAGAAGCCACCTTGTCAAAAATCGCGCTTTCTGCGTCTATCACCTGAATACCTCCCTTGCGATCCGTTTAATCTCCTGTTCCATCGTGCGCTCTGCGTGATACATAGGCATCGCCGCCGGAGTGCCGTGAGTTAAAATCAAATTGCCTCCATCGTCGTAATAACCCCAGGTATTTTGCTTTCCCTTGCCCTGTCCATATTCTCCGATCTTGGCAACGCCATCCGGCCGGGGTTCCGGATAGGGCTCCGGCCCGTTAAAATAAACGCCTGCGCCAAATTCGATGAAGAACACGGAGCCTCCGGAGGCGGCGATCTTCCAGCCGTTTTTGATCGGCTCCACGCTGACCTCGGCTTGTTTTTCGCCGTCGTACTGGGCGCGGGAAAAGCGGACAGTGGCTTCATAGGCGCCGATGGAGGCAAGCCGTTCCATCAGTTCGCTGGTTTTTTGCCGTACCCATGCCTGATAGGAGGCAAGCTCCTTCAGCGCCGCGCGAATGGAAGAACCGCCCAGGGACATGGAAATGGTTTTTCTAGGCACGGACCGTCACCTTCTTTACCGCGTAGGCTACGCTGTTTTTCCACGGCGCACGCTTTTTCACAATGTAATTGTGGGCCTCGTCCGTGGAAGCGCCGTCCAGCCATAAAACGGTGTTTTCGTCGATAGGACAGGCGGTATCCGCTGTGGTCATGGTCCGGTCGTAGTCCTCCAGGGATCCGAAAAGCTCAGATTCAGACGAGCCCTTGTTGGACGATACGCACAGCCTGGCGGACTGAAGCTCTCCGTATTTGGGAGAGGGAGAACCGGTCCGGTAGCCGTTGGAATCAATAATTTCCGTCTGCCCCGCATACAGCTTGTAATATACCGTGGAAAGGTTGCGGCGCAGGTCACGCATTTAAAACACCCCCACGAAAGGAACGATTTCAGAAAGCCAGTCCGGGGAAATGTTAGCCGCCGCCCAGGTTCGGCTGATTCCGTTTTCCGAGTGGCTGATTTCTCCCTCACCGCCCAGCTTGGCATATAGGTCGATGGAGATTCTAAGCTGTAAGTCCTCGTATTTGGCTTCCAAGGCTTCGGTTCCGTTCCCAAAAGGATAGCGGCGGGAAAGGATCACCGCTTTCGCGCTTTCCAAAAGATCGTTCAGCAGTGCCTCATCGGCTTCTCCCGTCCTGCTTTTTAACCTTTCTAAATTTCCCATGCCGCTTTCCTCCTTACTGCCGCGTCTTTCTGCCGCCGGTTCGCTTCACAGGCTGTTCCTGTGACTTCTCAGGCACCTTCACGGGCTGATTTTTCACAATTAAACCAATAAACAGCGCCATAGCGTTAGCCTCCGGACGCAGGCGCCATGATACCAGCTTTGATAAAGGCGTCTATCAGTGCTTTGAATTCGGCGGCGGTGGGCGCTTCTCCCGCCGCGTAGGGGACATTCTCCACTAAAATATCGCCGTTAGTAAAAGCAAAGGTTCTTTCTTCCGCCATTAATATCACCTCCATTAAGCGTTGGCCGTGGCCGCTCTGTGCAGATAGATTCCGGCCACCTTGTTGTTTTCCACAAATGCGTCATGGTAAATCCGGTAATCGAATTTCCAGGCGTCGGCGCTCTGGTTAACCTCAGGGCTGAAAATTCTGGGTACTACATGCTTGGCGATCTGAACCACCGCGGACGGGTGGATAATCATAAAGTTGATCGGGTAAGAGGTGCTGGCAGGCACGGTAAATCCGCCTTTGGTTTCGCCGGCGGAAAGGCCGTCGTTCAGGGTGATTCCAGTGTTGAATCTGCCCTTAGGCACCTTAATCACCCGCATACCGTCGTAATAGTCAATGGCGGTTTCGATGCCCCGCTCTCCGTTCTGCACATACCGGGTAATCTTGTCCTTCAGGCCGGCGTAAGCGGTTTCGGAGATAAACAGGATACGGCCCTCCTCCGGGACCTCGTCGTCGCCCATTATGGTTTCCGCCTCCTGAATCAGGGAGGGGACGTCGGTGGTTCCCACAGTAATATCCGCTGGGGTGCCGGAACTGATGCCGGAGGCGCCGGCGTACTTGGCGAACCGGTAAGCGTCGATTTCCGGCGTTACCTGGGTGCGGATAAATTCAGAAGAAGTATTGCCAAATGTCATGCTTCCTGTTTCGTCGTTATCCATCGCGTCCACCATAAAGGAACGGGCTCTGTCCTGGGTCAGTTTGTAGGGTTCCCAGGTTCCGGTAATAGAACCTGTCACAAAGCCGGCGTTTCTGGAATAATCCGCCAGGCCGTCCATACTCATGGTGTAAAGATACACGGTATCCGAATTGTTAAATCTGACCCGCTCGTTCGCGGTATCCAAAATAGAGGTTCGGGAGCTTGCTTTATAGATCTCGTCCATAGCCTCCGCGTATTTTTCCGCACGATCGATTTGATTGTTATAAGGCAGTAAATTTCTCCTTTCGGTTTCAAATTATTTTTTGACTAAATTCCCGCGCCTTTCCGAAACGCGATGACAGCAGCGTCTTCAGCGTTTTCGCCGCTGAGAGGGTTCCCGCTGGAAAGCCCGGGCTGCTTGTCAAGCGCACCGGCCGCGGCGGCCTTTTTCTGTGTTTCGATAAATTTCTTTTGATTTGCAAATACTTTGGACAAATCTCCGGAATGTAAGGCCGCGGCGTTTTCCGCCGCCATTTCCGCGTCATACCCCAATTCCAGATAAGCGGATTTGTAGGTTCCTATGGCCTTTTCTTTTCTGAGAGAGGTCAGCTCCTTTTCCATCGCTTCCCGTTCCTCCGCTTCCTTTGCGGCTTTCGCCTCCTCGTCGCTCATTTTGGATTTCAGCTGTTTAGATAAGTTCGATGCCTCTGTCGCTTTTGCGTCGAAAACTTTCTTTTCCACAAACTGGGACATATCTACCGGATCTGGTAGATCCAAGCTCAGAAGTGCGGCAACTTTGTCCGCGTCGCTCATTTCAGCGAACCCCTTGATTTTGTCAGTTAGAATTTTCATCGTTGTACTCCTTTCGGGTTTTTTTGAGTGCTTCTCTGCACTGTGATGGGCTTGATTATCCTGGCATCTCCGCCAGCTTGGGATTTTTGGTTTCTCTACCAATTAAACGATCCCAACCTCTTCGGTGCGGGATTCGTCAATAACCTTTGTGTTGTCCTGCGAGCCCCATTTAGCTTTGATGTATTTCTCCGAATTCGCCACGTCCGCCACTGGATCGTTGGAAACCCCAGATTTCGCAAACGCCAGTTCAGGGCTGAAGCCCAGTTCCTTCAGATTCATAGCCGCCTGTGTTTTGACAAGAACGTTGGCCGTTTCATTTCTCACAAACTGAAGCTCGAAATCCGAAAGGTTAATATTCAAATCGGTTTTTCGGTTCAGAATATTGATAAATATTCTGTCAAACAGCCGGTTGGATACCCGGAATAAATCTCCGGTATTTCTCGCGTAGGTGTTTGCTTGTTCCCAGCCGTCCCGTAAAAATACCGCCTGCCCCGTGTCGCTGGTGGAGGAGCCGCCCTTTAAGGTAGATGGCATACCGCAGATAGTCAAAATCTGCTGGTACATGTTGTCCACCAGCACCTGGGTCTGGGTCTGGTCCAGTTGTTCGCTTAAAATTTTTAAATCCGCCTTGTCCTGGCCGACTGATTTCAGGAAAACCGCTCCTGCCTGGCGGATATACGCCGGGGTGACCTGGTTTCCGTTTTCGTCCTCTCCCAGCTGGCAGTTATAGAAAATCATCAGCGACTGCACAAACTGCTCAATGCCGTCCACGCGGTTCGACTGGATATTATTGATCTCGTCCAGCAGGGGAATAACGGCTTCAAAGGAACCCATTCTGTTGTTTTCGTACTGATATTCAATAATGGGGATTTCATGAAGCACGTTGTCAGCCTCCGAAAGAACTTCAATGGCTGTGCCGACAATAGGTGTACCGGTTACGACTTCTCCGGTCACGCCGCCGGAAACACGGAAATATTTTTCCCTGGTAAAAACGTCGAAAATAACCCGCGGCGTTTCCCCGGTGGAAATTACGACGTTTACTCCCATGACAGGCTCGTTTCCCGGGTTCCGGCTGTAGACCACAAAAGAGGAACGGGGGTCCAGGGCGTAAGCCCGGATAGGGCATTCCGGATCCTTGTATGGGGTAACGTAAATGATCCCCACGCCTACAGTATGGAACCAATCCGTTACCAGATTGTCAGCCTGCTGTTTTCCGCTCAAATACAAATACTCGTTTAGCCGCTTTACCTTTTCCGTGACGCTCTGGTTCTCTTTCCGGCTGATGTAAAAGGCCGGCTGGGTCAGGAAGTACCCGTTTTTGAACGCCACGATCTCGGAAGCGTGGTTCTCCACGACCTTATTGTTGATTTCCGGCCTTACCGTTTTAGTTCTGCTTAAAACTGGCTGGTCTCCCCGGCGGTACCAATACAGATAATCCATTTCCATCATGTTTTCTACATGGACGGAAAGCACATCGTTTAAAACATAGATCAGATTCTCGCTATTAATGTCCGTAATGGTGGTATAAATCTTCCTGCGTCCAAATAAATCCAGTTTTCACCTTCTCTCCGCAAACAAAAAGGGCCGCAAACAGAATACAATCTGTCTGCGACCCTATGGCCCGCTGTTCCGTCACCATTGCGACGGCGCGTTAATTCACTTTTTTTCTATTGATTTCAATAACAACAATGAAGCCTTTTTCCACTTTAACTTCCGCAACAGAACCTTTGTTGATAATTTTCTGTATTGCTGCAATATTCTGCTGAGTAAGTTCTCTTATCAGCGGCTTCACCTCGCGCTTCTGGTTGCGGAGGTTGGATTCGAACCAACGATCTGCGGCTACTGAGACCGCCGAGCTGCCCATCTGCTCTACTCCGCGAAATCAATCCGGACAGAAATGATTAGCGACTGTCCGGACAGTGGGGAAAATTAAAAATGCTGAGAATGTAAATGCTTATTCTTAATCTTATTATACCAAATATATGGTGTTTTGTCAATCAACTCACCAATATATTGTGTTAAAACGGCCTTTTCAGCACACTGATCTTTGCACTTACGCTTTGAATCATATCCACCGCCATTGCCAGGCTGTCCACACTGTCATCATGCTTGTTTTTTCCCGTCATTTTAAAGCTGAAAACGTTCTGCATGAACTTTGTGTACTCCTTAGAGCGTTTTCCGTCCTCCAAAAAATAAAACTCCCTGATCTCCGGGGCCTTATCGAAAATCCGAACCTCCTTCGCCACGTTGTTCGGTGCCGCCCTGCTGGTGATATTAAGGCGGTATCCCTCCTGTTTCAATAGGGATTCCACGCCTTCCTTATAGCTGGCTGTGCTTTTATTAACCTCAAACTGGGCGGCCTGAACGCCGTGTTCCCGGATTTTGCTCACGATCAGCGGCTGGGTAATGTTTTTCTCTCCGTTATTAAAAACCACATCAGCTACATAAACACTTCCATCTGCATATTGGAAGCAGACCGGGGCACTGGTAAAATCTCCACCTCCGAACGCTGGGTCTACGGCCATAAAGACGCGGATAGGGGTCTCCTCCGGAAGCGTCCCGTTGTAATATCGCATATCCTGGGGTTCGAACAGCGCACCCGCCCGCTCGATTGGCTCGCCCATATACTGCGCCAGCCAGGAAGCCATATCGTTATTCCTTTCGAAAGAGGCTCTCCGCTGGTAATAGTAATCGTCTGAAAACCCAACTCCGTAATCGTAGCTGAAATTACTGTGCTCGTTTTCGTCTAACGCGGGAAGGTTGATGATCTCGTATCTCCGGCTTTTGAATTTTGTATCGTTTTGAAGCAGGTCCATGCGAACGCCGGCCGGGTCAATCATGGACCACCGGGTGCCGCACCAAAGAACCTTGGCGGTTTCCTTCGCTCTGGGCAGGAGATTGTTGTCCACCTTGCTCCAGGCGGCGATAAGCCGGTCTTTGTTTAAAGCCTCCTCAATGCCGCCGATCAGGTCGTCCGATACCAGAATTCCATTGCAGTCGCAGGCTCCGTTCAGCGTTCCGTACAGGGAACGGCAGGTGAGGGAGGGATATCTCTTTTTCCGGTCTAAATTAAAGGTTTCGTCTTTACTGTTGGTGCTCGCAATTTTTGCCGCCGGAAATACGTCGTGCCATAAATACGTGACCGGGTCATTGATGACCTCTAAACAACCGCTGTAAAACGCGGATGTAATTACATCTGAATAGGCGGAATACAAGTTGGAGCGTTCAGAATCCCGTCCCACCAGCCAGGTCATGAAAAACATCAGCATACTCGTTTTTCCCACTCTGGGAGGCATTGACAAAAACAGCTCGTCCAGTTTATCGTCCACCAGCTGTTGGAGCGCATTGGCGACCCGCCTCATAATCCGGCGGCGGGGGAGGTAGAACCGCTCCTCCGGCTTCCGGTTCCACTCCAGATAAATGAGATAGCTGTCAAAATCATCAGGAGCTAAAAGAAGATAGGTCTTTTTGTTCAGTTCGAAAAATTCTGAAACGCCTTTTTTGCCCTCGCGGATTTTTTGGGCGGTTACTTTCCGCAGCCATAAACACTCATTTTTTGCTGTCTTGTCCTGCTCATAGAGAGCCCTGGTTAAATCAAAATAATCCCGGTATGCCTGAAGCTGATCCGGTTCCTTTTCAATTGCATTTTTGATTGTGGACAGCGTTTCTATGTAAGTCAGCGTATCACCTCATGACACTATATATTGTGTTATATTATACCACAATTCTATATGTGGTTCAAACTGGGTGAGTTTATCCTGCTTTTTTCATAATTCGATACCATTGAGTGCGGCTGATCCCCAAACGCCTGCAAGCTGCGGAAATGCTTTCTCCTTCAGCTAATTCGTAAACCACATCTTTTCGCGGCCGCCCTTCTTTAAACTCCGGATTATGTTCTTTTGCATAGGATTTTCCAGCCATTGTACGTTCAACAATCATATCGCGTTCAAATTCGGCAAATGCCAGAAGTATAGTGACTAACAGCTTTCCTGTTGGCGTGTTATCCGCTCTACCCATATTTAAAATATGAACCGCGATTCCTTTATCCACCAGATCTCTGACGGTTTGTATTCCTTCAGGTGCATTTCTCGCGAATCTATCCATTTTTGTGACTACAAATTCATCGCCTGGCTTCAGCTCCGCCATTAGCACATCAAATTTTGGTCTGTCCATTTTAGTTCCAGTAAAGCTGTCAAAATATATATTTTTTTCTGAAACACCAGCGTCAATCAATAAATTTTTCTGGTCCTCCAGGCTGTTTCCTTTACTTGCCTGTCCTGTGGTGGAAACCCTCGCATATCCATATTTTGTCATTACTTATTGCTCCTTTCAATGACAATTTGCCCTTGAGGTCTGGCACCTGCCTTTCTGGGCTGCACAACAACTTCATATCCCATAACAGATAACATTTCAATCGCTTTATTAAATGTCATATTTTTACTGGCTAATCTAGCAGAAACATCCGTCGCTTTTTCTTTTCCGATACTTTCGGCCATTGCTTTTTGTGTAACGCCTTTCTCTTTCATGATAAAAGATATCGCTTCATTAATAATCACATTAATCACCTCTTTTTACAATCATATTATACTAAATATTTTTAATAATGTCAATATCGAATACTAAATTTTTTTATCTTTTTTGTTTTTGGGAGTGATCGTATGGTTAACTGAAGCTTAAATAAAATCATAATATCCCCCATAGGTATCACTAAATATGTAACAAAACTTAAAAGAATTGTTACATCTAATATTAAGAGAAAAATATCATAATTATTTTTATGAAAACACTTGACAATAATAATTATATTTAGTATAATCTAATTGTACCAAAGAAATGCGGTACAAAATACATACCCGGCAGGAGGTAGAAAGGAAATGCAAGAAGGCATGACAAACGACCAATTAAACACAATGTTGGAAACCATAGCCAAACTAATTGAAGCGCAAGCCAAAACACCGCAGGAAGCGGCGCAGATTGTACGAGATGCCAAAACAAAATAAAATAGGCTCCCTCGAGCCGTCCAAAGCACAGGGAGCCTAAAAGAAACAAGGGCGGCATGGCCTGCCACATGTCGCCTTTATTATACTACAAGACAAAGAAAAATAAAAGCCCCACCAATAAGGCGGGGCAAAATAATTTTAAAAAGATTTTGAAAAGCTATTGACATATCTATATAGATATGATATACTAAACATGTAATCAAGAGAGGCGGCGAGGTTGTTCACTTCCTGAAAAGGTGGTGAGACAATGAGCACAAGCGATGTAATTCTATTACTTAACTTTGTGGCCGTTGTTGTCTTTGGAGTTATCAACATAACGACAAAGAAATAACCGCCCCTACTTAGCGTAAAAGCGGCGATTTCTTCAAGTCTTAAAAACTTACAGGAACGACCGCTATTACCAGTAGCAAGCCGCCTTTCTTGTTTACAGTATATTACAAAAAGGGGGAAAAGTCAATGGCAAAAACCAAAGCAGAAATTCAACGGGACTATGAAAAGCGCACTGGATACGAAGCTCAAGCCAAGTATAAAAAAGCAAATACAAAACAAATTGCATTGCAACTAAATATAAAAACAGATACTGATATATTGAAAAAGCTTGAGGAAGTACCAAATAAACAAGGCTACATTAAAGCACTTATTCGGGAAGATATAGCCGAAAGCAAGGATTAATAATATAATTAGACAACAAACCGCTTGGATAAAACTCAGGCGGTTTTTTATTTCGCTTTATTTAGCCCTACAAGGCCGAATAAGGCGTTTTTTATTGTCCATAAAGAAAAGTATCGTTTTACTGCTTCACGGCCTTAAATAGCCTCTGAAAGCAAAACAAAGATATTAATTCAATTAGACATGCTTCTATTTTTTCCTACAAGCCCGATGCAGACGGTTTTATGCGATTTTAATATAATTCCATATCTTAATACAAAAAACGCCTTAAATCGCCACACAAACAAAAACCCGGCCAACTCCAAAACGGAGAAAGCCGGGAATTTTTTTATTTGAAGCGGGAAAGGGTAATAATAGCGCAACATTCATTTCTGTGGTCATACCATGCACAAGAATATCCATTGCAACCCATATTATGAAGCGGGCATAGTCGATAGTTATTAATGGGGTTCTGATCCACAGTCGTTTGATATTTGCTCGTTTGAAAGTCGTTAACCATAGTCGTTTTTCTCCTTGATAGTCGATAGTCGTTAATCTTCTGGTGGCAGAGCTTTTTGATACTGTTCTACCAGCTTATCCGGATCCGGTTCTTCTCCTAATGGATTATTGGGCGTTACAACTAAATCCTGCTGGTCTTTGTATCCAAACATATTCTTTCCAAGGAAGATACCAGAAGCGGGATTGATCTTCCCATTTTGCATATAATCAACCCATAATTCCTCTAAAATATCGATGGCTTTTTTAATCAAGTCGTAATGTGTATTACTACGTGTTGCACCTGTCTTCCACTGGTGGACAGTATCTCTATGTACACCCAGCCAATTAGCCATGCCAATCATATTGGGCTTTCTATCATTGTCAATGCAGTAGTTAAAATATTCTTGGATTCGCTTCTCCACTTGTTTTGGGTCTGAAATATCAATAGGAGGTAAGTCCCACGATACAAGCGCATGTCGTAAATAGCGAGCGTTGTCACCAGGTTCGACGTTTTCCTCTCCGAAGTTCTTTTGCGGGTTAGGAACCCAATGGCGTTTTTGTTTAACGATTTGATTGGTTAATTCGGTTTTTTTATTCTCTGTCAGTGTTATTACCTCCTATAAAATTTGAAATTATCATTGCGGTTAATGATGCAGCTTGTTCTGGTGGTATACCGTGTTTTACTAACTGCAAATAAAATAAAGCGGTTGCTTCCGCAGTAGCGCTAAGAGCGTTTATAAATTCTTCCATAATTATTTAATCCTCTTTTGTTTGCCTGTAGTTCGCTTATCACACTTCTCCGGCGGGCAGCCTCTAGGCTTACCGGTATCATAGCAATATAGGCAGTAGCGTTGCTGCCCGGAACCCTCAAAAGTTAGAGGTCTGTTATAGATACAGCCTTTACAGCTTTTTCTATTTCCGTTTTGTGGCCAGCCCAATGTCCTGAGCCTCCTTGCAGTAGAAGTCATCTTGTTTGTTAGTATGCCAGAAAATAGAATCCCCGGTCACATCACATTCGATATGGGAGAAAGGGCACTCTTTCTTATGCCTATGTACGCAGTCCTTGCAAGTGGTGTGCGGTTTGGGCGGGTCTTTGCTTGCCACCAGAACGGAACAAAGCAAGAAGCCTAACGGTGCGCCTAAAAAATAACCTAAAAGTAATAATTGCCAACCTGCCATGATCATTCCTCCTTTTCAGGTTTCATAAAGCAAAGCCAGTGAGTGTTCATGTTTTTACCGCTTCTGTGACCAAACAGCGGTTGATAAGGAGACAGCGGCAAAATTTCCCGCAGCGGAATTTGAACCTCCGACCACTTAAAGATCAATACTCCGTCTCTCTCCAATACTCGAAAAGCTTCTTTAAAGCCATTTTGGATCATAGTTTTCCAATCTCCCTTTAGACAGCCGTATTTAAGTGCCGTCCAGCTTGTATCGCCAGCATTTGTCAGATGAGGAGGATCAAACACAACCAACTTATAGGATTCGTCAGGGAAAGGCAATTCCGTGAAATCGCAAACAGTATCCGGAGAAATTTCAATATAGCGGTGCGGGTAATATTCATGATAAGGGATAGTGCGGTTATCACAAAACTCCACATCTGGATTGTGTTTATTAAACCAAAACATCTTGCTGCCGCAGGCAATGTCTAAAATTCGTTTACTCATTTGATTCCTTCCTTTCACCGTAGCTGCAAAAGTCGTCTGCATCACATGGCTGTAATTTATAATTACACCAATAGGAACCGGTTCTGGCTCTAATATCAGCCGTTGATATTTCGTGCTTACAATCCTTACACCTAACTACGGGGACAGCGTCTGTATTTCGATGAAGTTCCTCCACCGCCTGATCTCTTTCACGCCTTAGGCGGTCAAGCTCGGATTCTAATGCTTCAATAGCATCGGCGGCGCTTTTTAGATCGTCCCAACCACAAACAGTATACGTTTTCCGCAACCTCTCAACTAATTCCTCATACATAACTATTCCTCCTCAGGCGGTTCTGGAAGCGGGTGGCGGTAAATTTTTGTGCCGATTATAGGTTCCGCGTGAAAGCACCCTATCGGCATTGAAAAAACTGCATCGATGTTGTCATCGTCCCACACCTGCAAAAGTGCCCAAACTTTTTCCTCAGCCAGCCATACCGGTTGACCATTCATTTCTCGGAGCTCTTTCATTGTTAGCGGCTCATTTGGCTGGGTGAGAGTGGGCATGTTTTCGACCGCCTTTCGCACCTTATCCATATCCATATATGGTTTCCAATGTGACATCATTTTCAAAAGTCTATTTCCGTCAATCGGTCTAACTTTCATCTTTCAGCACCTCCAATCTCTTCATTACCATCTGCACGGCCTCGTCTGTCATTGCGGCACCGCAAAATGGACAAAATGGCATTTCATCATCCGGTGTCCTTCCGCACGTTGTGCAACGATATTGTATATTCCCAGTACCTAGCGACGGCAAATAGTTCTTCCACTCACCCCTCCACACTTTCTCAACCTGTTCCCGGCTGACGGGGTATAGAGCATCAATAGCCATATTTAGCGCGACTAAATCTTGCACAGACACAAAATATTGAGTACGATTTTCAAGAACTTTAATCGCTTCTTTTCTTGTCATAGCTTAGTCCTCCAAATCCATCTTTGCACCGCAAAATGGACAATACTTTTTTGGAATATTCACATAAACTTCCCCAGTCATATCCAATAGTTTATCTCTCAGTTCTTGTTCTGGTGTCAATGGAGCAAGTAAAGATTTACAATATTGAATTGTTTTGATATAAATTGGAGTTTGGCAGTAATTACACATAACTATCCCTCCGCACCCATCTTCGCGCCACAGTTGGGGCAGTAGTTGGATTTTGTCATAATTCCTCTTGTGCCTACTGTATACTTTCCGCAAGCAGAACACTCAAGCACCGGGACAATATCATTCCATATATTTTCTTTCTGTACTTCTATCCACTTCCCATGCTTCACCTCTTCAACGTCGGCGGCGGGAACCGATTCTATTCCATCGATAATCTCTTGCCAGTCGTCAAATTTTTCACGGTCATAGCCATCTACATATTTTTTGCCATATGTTCCAAGCGGGCATAATTCTTTCTGTTTTTGTATTATTATCCTTAATGCTGAATCCCTTTCTATATAATCAGTCATGGTTTGCCTCCTTATCCTCTGCATCGAAAAGCTGGTCATAAGTTTTTATGATCATTTCTTTTGTCCTCCGTTCCCGTCTGTGACTTCAAATCTAAGCTTCATCTGTGCGGGACATAAGTCCACGCTTGGACGGCGCTTTCCGGTCCATCGAAGCCCTCCAGCCCTGCCTGCACATTTCCAGCCGGCAGCCCTCAGGCTTGCCCCGTTCTCACTTTCTAATATGTAAGTGACAAGCTTATGGTAGCCCATAGCCCTGGCAGTTCTCCAGGCCGCCGCATAAAGCATGCTGCAAGCGTTGCGTGTGCCGTCTGTGCAAAGCCGGTTAACCTCCAAGGTCCAGCTGTCGTCAAGATAACGGCTGACGGGCCTTCCTACAATGGCAACGCCCACAATTTTTTCTCCGTCGGTGCAGCCAATAGAAAATTTGTGCCCTGTGACAGGCTTATGGTGTCGGTGATGCTGCTCTACAAAAGCATTGGCCTCCTTTAAGCTTATCGGACATATCTCAAGCAACTAAATCACTCCTTATTTCCCGCCTGTTTGCGGCGGGGTTAATCTCTTTCAAAATCGAGCTTCATTTCATCAACGATCACCCGGTCTAAATGTTCCCAAAAGATTTCGTCTTGATCGTGTTCGGCGGAAAGCCTGCTGATTCCATTGATTACCGCTAGGCATCTCTTCGAACCAAAGCCGAAGTTACGGTTCAGCACATAGCACATCAATTTAAAGTACTGGCGCAGAAGCCTTTCCTGATCCGCTTTTACTACCTGACGGGAATAACTTTCAGCGGCTTGTAATTGTTTTTTTGTAAGCTTGGCTGAATTAGGAATCCTGGCCTTCACTTAAATTCCTCCCGTCCAAAATCTCAATGAGCCGCCTGCATACAGGACAGCCGCTCTCTTTCACAGCCTTGAACTGTCCGCCGAACGCTACACGAATATGATCGATGTATTGGTGGTCTTTTAAAGAATCCTCATGCTTTTTTACTTCGTCTTCAAACCTATATTGAAGCTCCTTCTTACGCTTTGCGGCCTGATCCTTTGAAATAAAACGGTGCTCGTAGCTCCAGTAAATATTTTGCAGACCGAAATACGCGGTTGTTTCATGTAGTTTTGCGAAGCGGGGAAGGGGATCATTGCGAAAAGCCATAAGAGATAATTCATCGAATGTCATATCGCACCTCAGAACGGCAAGTCCAGCAGACCAGATTCAATCATTTCCTTTTCAGACTGCCAGCTGTAATTTTTGCCGTTAGACCGAACGCTGGTAATCCGTTTGGATTTATTGCTGTAAAACAGCTTGATCTGATTTTCACCCATTGCCAGCCTGCCGGTAAGCCTATTTTTCGTAATAGCGAGCTTACTGTCACAGGCTTCGTCTTCGCTTCTGGAATATGACATCACTACATCAACCCGGTTTGTAATATCCCCGCTGCCGGCAACATCGTCATTAGCAAAATTTCCGTCTTTCATTTTTCTGGGGTGTGCCACTAAAAGAACCACAATATTGTGGCGGTATGCCAGCAGCTTTAATTCTCTCAAAAACTTTGACTGCGCTCGGTAGAGGTCGTCTCTCATATCCACATCAAGGGCGGTCATTAAATTATCAATACACACAAACCGGATTCCATACCGGCATACCGCTTTTTCTATGGTGACAAGCAGAGATTCTAATTCTTCGCTTTCGATCACCGCTGAATTATCATAAAGATAAGCTTTTCCGCGATACCAACTGTTAAGCTTGTCGATCACTTCATTGGTTAACAGGTAGGTTTCTTCTCCGAATTGATCTTTGTTTGATACAATGTTGTCCGGCCCTGCCGCCTGAAAATCCAGCCAGCGCTTAAAGTGATAATCCGTCAGCTCACCGCTGTACGCGAAGGTTTTGTATCCCTGTTCCAAAGCTTCCACAATCAGCTGGCTCATAAATGTGCTTTTCCCTTCGCCGCGTTTTCCGGTCAGCAGAATTACCTGTCCAAAATAGAAACCTCCAATAATACGGTCGATTTCATTAATTCCGGTGAAAATCCGCTCCATGCTGTAAATGTCTACCGCCTGAACGTCCGCCAGTTCTTTGACCCGGTTTACAGGCTTCAGCTTCGCGTTATGTACGGCGGAAACTACAGCCTCTTTTCCATAGCGCCTTAAAATGTCGTTGGCGTCCTTTTCTCCGAAATAATCCTCCGGCTGGGTAACCCTTACCGGCATCGGAAGCCTTTTGGAAAGCTCGTCCGCTACGGTAATTTTTCCGTTTTCGCAGTCTCCGAAAACAACAACCTCTTTAAATTTCAAAATCCAGTCCCAGCAGTTTTCCAGCCAGGTGAATCCAAGCGCTCCCGTGGGCACAGAAACCGCGTTTTTGATCCCGCAGTCAGCCAGCGTTAAACTGTCGATTTGTCCCTCTGTGATAACCAGTGTCCCAAAATCAACGCACTGCTTCATTCCGAACAGAATCGGCATGGTGTCCTTTTCGCACCATTCCTTGTTTTTATCCCTGAATTTATCAAAATCCGTCTTACGGTATTTCACGAACCGGAGCACGCCGTCCTGATCGTAAAAAGGGAAAGCCAGAACATTCGGCATATCCTTTCGGGTAGTGATCTGATACCGTTCCGCGGTTTCCCGGCTGATCCCTCTGGATTCCAGATAAATGACAGCTGGATCGCGCACCTGGATTTCTTTTTGGGGAAGCGCCCTGTAAACCGTTTTGCTTTTCCCGGACGCTTGAAAATCCAAAGGGTAAGAAAACTCTCTGGCCATCTGTACGAAATGGCCTTGTCTTCCGCAGGAAGCCCGGAAGCATTTAAACATTCCGGTTTTCAGGTTGATGCTGAAGGTGTTACGGTCATGGCCGTCCCCGCCGCAGAAAGGGCAGTATTTAAAAAACAGCTCTGCTCCCTTTTCATGTGTTTCGGCGTTTAACCTCCGAGCCAAACCAAGGATATCCTCCCGCTTTAATTCATAAGGCATTTTCTCACTCCCTCAGTCTGGCCTTTAACGCTTCCAGCTCTTCCTGCGTTTCAATTCCCGGAGGGAATACCTCCTGCGGCGCAGCCGCCTTCTTTTCTTCTTTTATATTCTTTATATTCTTATTATTCTTATACTGCTGCCGGTCGCCTGTCGGTTGCCTGCCGGTCGCCTGCCGGTTGCCTGCCGACAGGCTGCCGTTTAGACTGCCGTTCGATTGGTACCGCTCATAATTAACAACAGTAATCATGCGGATTTTTGAATCGTGCCAGTCTGCCAGTTCGCCTGTCGATTTTAAGTGATCCAGTGCGGTTCTCACATTTTTTATTGATAACCCTAATTCGGACGACAAACTAGGAAGGGAAGTAATAAACTGCCCGCGTTGGTATTGGTACCCATGCCATTTTCCAGGCTTCCAATTTGCTTTTAATAAGCAGTGAATGAAAACATCTCTAGTGCATGGATCTGAATACCATTGCCAATTCAGGATTTTTCGGTTGAGCTTGATAAACTCGCGGTCACTGTAATCAAATCCGGTTTCCTTGCTCATCGAACATTTTCACCACATCTCTTCGAAAACTTTTTCCCCACTTTTGATAGGCGATAATTTCTCCGTTTTTATATACCGCGTGATCGTAAATAGAAATACCGTGGGCAAATAACCATTCGTCAGCATCAATTAATCTATGCTTTAAAGCGCAATCATAGCAGTAATTATTTTCGCCGTCTGAAATATATGGGTTCCCTTCATGGTTTCCCAAAGGTTCCCCGCAGTCGTCACAAAGATATTCAATAACCTTATGTTCAACACACTTCATCAGTTTGGATTCCTCCTTTACTTTCTAAAACCTCTTTTAATTCCCGGTAAAGGATTTCATGGATTAAAACTCCCGTCGTTTCCGATTTACAGAATATGAGCTGACAGCGGTACCGGGCGAGCCATGCCGTCATGCTGGCGATAAACGATTTTGGGTTCATTTTGCTGCGGTATTTTCCCGCGAGCGCGTTTTCCCAGGAGGCGTTTTCGATTAACAGGTAGACGGCGGCTCCTGCTTTTCTGGCCCGCTCAAACTCTCTGGTAAAGCGCTGCCTTCCTCTGCAAAAGCAGGCGCACAGCTCGTCAAAGCTCATTTTCCGTTCGACTGCTACCTTTGGGGAAAGGTCAAGCCATTCCCCGTCAGGCAGTCTGCATTTTGCGGAATAGTCACCAAAATCCAGCTTTTGGCGTTCCCAGGGGCAGTTCATAAGCTCCAGCCTTCGGCGCAGGGAAGGGGTATCCTGCTCCCTGGTATCCACCAGGATCACCATGCTGTCCAGGGAACGTTTCACATCAAAATGGTCCATAGGCTAAAACGGGAGGTCTTCCAGATAAGAATCGATTCCGGCGTTGGTGCTTATGGCTTCAGAGTCAGATGTTTTTTTATTCAAGGGCTTGTCCTTTGGAATTTCAAACTTTCCGTTTTTGATATCGGAGACAGGCACAAGTTTAAAGGGCTTTGTGTTCCAGCCTGTTCTCCCGTTGTATTCCCATTCCTCGTTCCGGATCAGGCAGCCGACAAGCTTTCCTTTTAACCCGGCTTCGTTCCAATCCCAGTGATAGCCCTGATTGCTGTCCTCAACCGCGTTGGTTGCGGCCTTCAGCTTGGATTTGGTCCATTCGTCCATATCGCTGCCGTCGTCCTTGGGAACATAAAGGCGCAAGACCCCGCGCCATTTTTTATCTTCCTGATTCTGTCCCCGGTAATCCGCAGCGTAAAAATCCTTGAATTCACCTTCCGAGACATCGATGCTGATTTCAAGACAATCAAAAGGGCCGTTTTTTCCATTAAACGTCTTGATCTCACCATTCATGATCCTGCAGACATACCCGCCCTTTGGAAGCTGCTGGCGGTTCGACGCTGCTTTTACCTGTTCCCAATTGTTTACTGGCTTCATTGTTATGTACCTCCTAAAATATGTTTAATTTTCTTTTTAGCTCATTCATTCTGGCTCTGCAATCTTTAGCGTTTTTATACCGCTCGGTAAAAGAGAGGGTATTTCCATTTTTATCTACCGTATCAATCCGAATTTCGTTCCGAAACGGCAGCACCAAATACACCTTTTTAATATATTTGGCGTTTATAAATTCTTTCCCGGTTTCCCTCCGGCCGGGGACAGAATGATCCGGGCGGAAATCAATAAACCGTGCCATATCAAATCCCCCAGTATTCCCGGATTTTTTGATCGACTGTCTTCAGATCGTTATCAATTTCCCGGTCAAACATACCGATAGGGCTTTTTACCGTATCGTTTCCGTTGGTTTGAGTTCGGAAATAATAGCGTCCATTGTCAAACTCAGCCATGAGAACGATTGAAAACAATCCCTCAACGGTCAACTGATCGTCCAGCATTTTACCGATGGTTTTGGCTTTTATTCCATAGTCAGTTTTTTGGACATGGTGCAGGAAATACACCACGGTATCGTCCGGAAGTCCTTCTGTAACGGTTTTGATTAAAGAGTAGAAGTGAAGGGCCATATCCGTAAATTTTTGATATCCGTTTTCCTTTGCCTTTGCGAACGATTCAAACGCCAAAAGATATTGGCTGTCGTCCACCACATACCGTTTGTATTTTTGGGCCTTAAATTCTTCAAAGATAGCCCGGTATCCTGATTTGTCCAGGCAATCCAGTTTTTCCCGGAACGGCAGCGGTTTGTTTGCCACGTTAAAAATCAGAATTTCTCCGGGCTTGAAATTCCTAAGCGACGCGGATTTTCCGGAGCCGGATTCCCCTAAAATTAACACGGGAATTCCCAACGCTATTCCTCCTTTTCCAATTTTCTGACCGGGCACTTCCACCCAATAGAATCTCTAGGGCTGGACATTTCCTCATGAGTAAGGTCACATTCAAAATGCCGTTTCATGTTCATAAAACTATGATTACACCACTCGCAGCACTCCAGGCCGTTTATAAATCTGATCTCTATGGGGACAGTGTATCGGGTGAATTCAACTATTTCTTTGGTAGGCATAATATACCTCCTTCAGCCACTCCTGGGCTTCGTATTCCGGGCTTTTATCTGTTTCCGGTTCCTCGTTATCGGTATCGTACAGGTACTCAAATTCCGCCCGGAACAGGCCGCTGTCATTGCTTCTGCTCATTTTCTAACTCCTTATATTTGTTAAAGAAGTACAAGCTTTCTTTTTCCGCAAGGTCAAGAGCCTTTTCGAGTTCAGCAACCTTTTTTGAAAGATATACGATTAACTCTTTATCGTCCATTTGACAAACCTCCTGTTTTGGTTTAAAATATATGCAGTTGTTTTCGTGTGCTGCTTTTGGAATGTCCGTTCCTGAGCAGCTCTATTTTTAAGACTGGAGTTGGTTTTATGCAGATATCAAAAGAAATCACACACATTGAGTTTGTTGAATCAATTGCCAAAGCAAATGAAATGTTACAAAATGGATATGTCCTTATTGATACGGTGAAACAACGTGATAATGATATTGATGGGTACGTAGAATCCATTGGATTTGTTTTAGGCTGCTAATTGATTTTCCCTAAAATAAACTCTATATTCCGCTTTTTGATTACCACGTCGACTAATATCCAATTTCCAGTTCTTAGTAAAAAATTGACTTTTCCCAATTCAGTTGTCATTTTTATTTCTTTTAAGTTCTTCAATATGTATTCAATCCTTTCAACCGCTCTTCGTGATGCCAGTCGCGAGGGCGGCTTTTCTTTTGCCCATTCAAAGCCTTTTTAATGTCTTTCGCCTCAGTATATGGGCCGTAGTGGTTAACACAATCTGAAAAACGGCAGTGAAAGCAGTCTTTGTCACAGATGGATTGTTTCATTTCCATAACTCACCTCTCTTATGTACCGGCTCCTTTTCTTCTTTAAAGCGTTCCTCAGCTTCCGGTTCCGGTACCGCTCGCCAATATATGCCGCTGTGAATACGGCGCTCCATACCGCCAGAACGATAAACGCCACTGTCATTTCTGTGCTCATGTGCTTGTCCTCCTTTCAGAATTAAATAAGCAGATTGATGATCCAGCTGACTAAAAAAGAGACAGCGAAAGCTAAAACCAGTAACACGATATCTTTCTTATTTACTGTCAAACTGGCTTGTCCTCCTTTTGGCCTCCTGCGGGGGTTAGCCGCAGAGCTAATTATCAAATTCTAAGGTCTTTGCATGTTCATCAAACTCCGTCCAATCGAGCGTAACTTCTGTAGGATATCCATTTACCTCCGAATACATTTTGCAAAGTGCTTTCCTAAAGTTTTCGCGATTCCGCGCTACCTCCTCCGGGGTCCCGTGCCTTCTATGTATAATGACCGTTGGCTCCCCAATGTACTTTCCCTTCTCGTTTACCATTTTTATCACCTCGATTCTATGTATATGATTATTTCTGTTTGTCCGTTGCACGTCCAAAACATTCAGCTTATAAGTTTATTCAATTGCTGTAAGATCAATAAACACCGATTCAACCAATCGATAGTAAAACTAGCGAAGTTATTGAACCTGTAGGACAACAATAAAACAGTGACTGTGAGAGTGTTGACCAAAACGCATAATATAAAAGTCAAGAATTCCAAATGCTCGATTTGCTCCTGTTGTGGCCCAATAGGAGCTTTTCTTTTACTTGTCCTCAATCCTTCACCCCGCTTCCTTTTCGTCGCCTGGCAGCCTAAGACAGAAATTTGTTGACAAAATAAGTCTGTCCTTTACCAGTCACTTTTGTTGTTCTGGTAATTCGG